TCGGCTCGGCATCGCCCCGGAGGAGTACGCCAAGAACCTCGACAAGGCCGAGAAGGCCGGGGAGGTCAAGTAGATGGCCCTTACCAACGACCGTGACACCAAGTGCCGGGAGGGCGTGGCGTTTTCCTTCCCCGTGGCGGCGGGCGCCGTGATCTTCGCCGGTGCCCTGGTCTGCCTGGACGGCGGCTACGCCGTGCCGGGCTCGGAGGCCGCAGACCTGACGGCCGTGGGCCGCGCCCTGACGCGCGCGGACAACGCCGGGGGTGCGGATGGCGATGTGGACGCGGCCGTGGAGCGCGGCGTGTTCGCCTACGGCAACAGCTCCGGTGCGGATGAGATCACCCGCGCCGACATCGGTGCGGACTGCTACGTCGTGGACGATGCGACCGTGGCCAAAACCGACAACACCGGCGCGCGCAGCAAGGCGGGCGTCGTCATGGACGTGGACGCCGTCGGCGTCTGGGTCCGCATCTAGGAGGTCCCCATGATCATCAATGCGGCAAGCTTGGGCGCCCTGTTCACGGGCTTCAAGACGATCTTCAACCAGGCGTTCGAAGGGGCGCGATCCGACTATCAGAAGATCGCCATGACCGTGCCCAGTTCCACGGCCCAGGAAACCTACGCCTGGCTGGGTACCGTGACCAGGTTCCGGGAATGGCTCGGCGACCGCGTTATCCAGAACCTGGCCGCACACGGCTTCACCATCCGGAACAAGTCGTTCGAGAACACGGTCGGCGTGGACCGTGACCAGATCGAGGACGATGCCTACGGCGTCTACAACCCGATGGTCGCCCAGCTCGGCCAGGACGCCAAGACGCACCCCGACGAACTCGTGTTCGCCTTGCTGGCCGCCGGGTTCGGCACCACCTGCTACGACGGGCAGTACTTCTTCGACGCTGACCACCCCGTCCTGGGGGCGGATGGCGACCCCATGAGCGTGTCCAACATGCAGGCCGGAGCGAGTACGCCCTGGTTCCTGCTGGACGGCACGCGCGCCCTGAAGCCCATCATCTTCCAGAAGCGCAGGGACTACGCATTCACGGCCATGAACCGGCCCACGGACCAGAACGTCTTCATGGCCAAGAAGTTCCTCTACGGCGTGGACGCGCGCGTCAACGCGGGGTTCGGCCTGTGGCAGTTGGCCTACGGATCGAAGGCCGCCCTGGACAAGACCAACTACGCCGCCGCGCGCGCGGCCATGATGGGGCTCAAGGGTGACAACGGCAAGCCGCTGGGCATCCGGCCCACACTGCTGGTCGTGCCGCCGACCCTGGAGCAGGCGGCCCTCGAAGTGGTCAAGGCCGAACGCGACGCCGACGGCGCCACCAACGTCTACCGCGACAGCGCCGAGGTGCTGGTCACCCCGTGGCTGGCGTAAGGGAGATCCGCATGCCCATCACCATCACCAGCAAGAAGGAAGGTTTCCGCCGCGCGGGCATCGCCCATCCGGCCGCGCCGACCAGCTACCCCGAGGATGCGTTCACGCCCGAGCAGCTCGCGGCCATCCAGGCCGAGCCCATGCTTGTGGTCTCCATCACCACCGGGGACGCCCCGGCCGCGGATGCCGCCGCCGAAGGGCCCGAACCCGCCGCCCAGGCCAAGAGCGGCGCCAAGAAGAGCAAGTAATGTACGCGACTCCGCAGGACATCGAAGACCGCTACGGGCGCGACATGCTGCTCGTCGTGGCCGATGCCGACGGCGACGGCGAGCCCGATGCGGCGCTGCTGGAAAGCGCACTGGCCGACGCCGCTGCGGAGATCGACGTTTACCTCACCGCCCACTACACCCTGCCGCTGCCCGTGGTGCCCGCCGTAGTAACCCGGTTGGCCGTGGACATCGCGCTCTACCGCTGCGCGTCCACGGCCGACCGGGCCACGGAGGAGCAACGGCGGCGGTACGAGGACGCGGTGGCCCTGCTGACGCGGATATCCAAGGGGACGGTGCGGCTCGGACTGCCCGCGGGCGACGAACCCGCGGTCTCGCCCGGGATCGTCACCATGAGCGGCCCGCCCCGGCGGTTCCGGCGGGGGGCGCTGTGAGCGGCGTCGGGCTGCAGTTGGACGCGGCCGAACTGGAGGCCGCCGTCGTGGGCATCGAGGCGCTGGCCGACCGGTTGCTGGCGGATCGTCCCGCGTTGATGGAGGCCATCGGCGCGGAGGGCGAGACACAGACCAGACGGCGGCTGCGTACCGAGAAGACCGCTCCGGACGGCACGGCCTGGCCGGACTGGTCGCCGGGCTACGCGGCCACACGCCACGGCGGGCACTCGCTGCTCATGGGCAAGGGACACCTTGAGGACTCCATCACCAGCGATGCGGGCGCGGATGGCGTGACCTGGGGATCCAACCTGGTCCAGGCCGCAGTCCACCAGGCGGGTGCCGACTTTTCCACGATCAAGGGCCATCGCCGGGTGAAGATTCCGGCCCGGCCGTACCTCGGCCTTTCCGCCGAAAACGAGGCCGACATGCAGGCCGTGCTCGACGATTGGGCACGCGGCGTGCTGGCCGGAGCATAGGAGCCACAATGGCTTTCAACGAACTTCTGGACGCGATCTCCACCCGGATCCGGACGGCGGTGCCCGGACTGGTCGAAGCCCGGGCACACCCGGGCCGGTTTGACACCGAGGAACTCCGCCGCGTGGCCCTGCGCGCGCCGTGCGTGTTGAGCGCGTGTCTGGGCTTCTCCGTGGTCGGCGATCCGGGCACGGGCGAGCGGGACGTGGAGCTGGTGCTGGCGTCGTTCGTTGTCACGCGCGGGCAGGCCGACGCGGCCGCGGCCGCTGCGCTGGAATTCGCCGAGGCCTTGGTGCTGCTCGTGGGCGAGGAGCGTTGGGGGCGTCCCGGTGTGCAGCCGGCCACGAGGATCAGCGCGGACAACCTGTTCGCCGCGTCCGGCACGTCAGGCGCCGCCCTGTGGGCCGTGAGCTGGCGGCAGGTCATTCGCATCGGCGAATCCGTCTGGGCGGAGACCGAAAACCCGATCAAGGAATTCTACGCCGGGCGAGCTCCGGACATCGGCGCTGGCCACGAAGACGATTACGAGCTGGTGGCGGTGCACCCGGAGGGCGTGTGAGCGCCATCGACGAACTGCTCTACCGCCTCGCCGAGCTGGAGCGCCGCCTGCCGAACGTTCTGCGCGTCGGCACCGTCGCGGAGGCCGACTACCCGGCAGCCCGGGTGCGGGTGCGCACCGGCGACATCCTGACCGGCTGGTTGCCGTGGCTCACGGTGCGCGCCGGGATGGACCGCAGCTGGTGGGCGCCGGAGGTCGGCGAGCAGGCCGTGATCCTGGCCCCGTCCGGCGAGTTGGGCCAGGGGTTGGTGCTCTTCGGCCTGTACCGGGACACGCACCCGGCCCCGGCGGACCGCGAGACCGTGGACCGCCGCGTGTACGCCGACGGCGCGGTCATCGAGTACGACCGCGAGGCCCATGTGCTGCACGCCCTGATCCCGGGCGACATCGTAGCCGAGGTTTCGCGCGACATCCGGGCGACGGTGGGGCGCGACCTAGTCGCCTCGATCGGCCGCGACCTGGTCGTGAGCGTGCAGGGGCGCGCCGACGTGACGGCCCAGGGCGAGGCGCGCATCGAATCGACCACCCGGCTCGTGCTCGCCGCGCCCGTCATCGAGGTGGACGGCCGCATCGTGCAGGGCACGGGCGGCTACGGCGGCAGCTCGGAGTTCCACGGCGAGATCCGCCACGCGGACGGCGACTACATCCAGACGGGCGGCGACGTGGTGAGCGAGGGCGTGTCCCTGCAGCATCACGTCCACCCGGAGAACGACAACGGCGGCCCCACGGGCGAGCCGCTCTAGGAGGCACCAATGGCCAAGGCCAAGACCGACAAGACCGCCCCGGCGAAGCCGGAGACCAGGGAGTACACGGTGCGCGCCCTCACGCGCCTCGACGGCCGCACCTGCGCGCCCGGCGAGACCATGACCCTGCACCCGCGCAAGGCGCGCTACCTGGTGCTCACCGGGCAGATCGCGGAGGCCTGATGCGCGGCATGAGTTCCTCCACCGGGGCCGCGCTGTCGGGCACCGAGCACCTGTGGCAGTCCGTGGCCGACATCCTGCGCACGCGCATCGGCACGCGCGTCCAGCGACGGGAATACGGCTCGCGGGTGCCCGAGCTGCTGGACCGCCCGATGAACGGCGACGCCCTGGTGGAGGTGTTCGCGGCCGTAGCCGAGGCCCTGGACGCCTGGGAGCCCCGGCTGCGCCTCTCCCAGGTGCGCGTGGTCGCGGCCGAGCCGGGGCACATGACGCTGGAGATTGACGGCACGTACCTGCCGGACGGCCGGGAAATCGCCCTGGAAGGGATCGTCATCGCATGAGCGGCTGGAGCAGCATTGATCTTTCGGCGCTGCCCGCGCCCGATGTGGTCGAGCAGCTCGACTACGAAGACATCCTCGCGGCCATGCTCGCAGACCTGCAGGCACGGGACGATACGTTTTCGGCGCTGCTGGAGAGCGAGCCAGCCTACAAAATTTTAGAAGTGGCCGCCTACCGGGAGATGCTGCTGCGCCAGCGGTGCAACGACGCCTGCCAGGCCGTGATGGTCGCGTATTCCGGCGGCGGCGACCTGGACCAGTTGGCGGCCCTGGTGCCGCTGGCCCGTCGGGTGATCGACCCCGGCGATCCGGACGCGGATCCGCCGGTGGATCCCACCTACGAATCCGACGTCGAGTTCCGCGCCCGGGTGCAGCTGGCGCCCGAGGCGTTTTCGTCGGCCGGGCCCGACGGCGCGTACCGCCACCATGCGTTGACCGTGGCCGCGGTGCTCGACGCCGTGGCCGTGAGCCCGTCGCCGGGGTGCGTGTCGGTCTACGTGCTGGCGCGCGACGGCAACGGCGAGCCCGACGCCGCGACTCTGGAGGCCGTGGACGCCGCCGTGTCCGCCCGGGACGTGCGGCCGCTCACGGACCAGGTGACGGTGCTGGCCGCCGAGATCGTGGCCTATGCGGTTACGGCCGTGCTGCACATCGAATCCGGTCCGGACGCGGCCGTGGTCGCCGCGGCCGCGCGCAAGGCCCTGGACGCCTACGTCGAAACCCGGCGCGGGTTGGGCGTGCGTGTGCCGGTGTCCGGCCTGTACGCCGCGCTGCATGTGGAGGGCGTGGCGCGCGTGGAGCTGACGGCCCCGGCCGCCGACGTGGCCGCGGCCGTACACCAGGCGACGTGGTGCGAGGCCGTGGATCTGACCACGGAGGAGGCGTGATGGCTGACCTGCTACCCGAATCCGCAACGGACCAGGAACGCGCGATCAGCGAGAGCACTGCGCGCCTCGGCGACGTGGCCACCCCGCAGCGCAGCCTGTGGGATCCGGCCACCTGCCCGGCGGAGCTGCTGCCGTGGCTGGCCTGGGCCCTGTCCGTAGACCTTTGGGATGAGTCCTGGCCCGAAGCGCGCCAGCGCGCGGTCATCGCGGCGGCGGTCGAGGTGCACCGGCACAAGGGCACGCCCGTGGCCGTGGAAACCATGTGCGGAGCTCTGGGCTTCGCTGTCGAGGTTTCTGAATGGCCGGACTACGGCGGAGATCCGTACAAGTTTCGCGTGGTGGCGCGCTCCAGGTTCAGGGACGCGGCGGAGTCGGACCTGTTGTTTCAGGCGGTGAGCGTCTCCAAAAATACGCGCAGTTGGCTGGACGCGCTCCGAACCCTGGCCGAGGCCCAGGGCGACGTGTACGTGGGCGGCCCGGTAGCGCGCGGCCAGCATCGCACGGTGTATCCCATGATGCGCCTGTCGGGCGGGTCCGGGCACGGCTACGCCGCCGGAGGCGTCCGCCGCGCGGCCTCGCGGCAGGTCGGCCCGTGCGCCTATCTCCCGGCCTCGGCGTCCAACGACATCCACCTCGGCGGGGCGGTGCGCCGCGCCCGCCGCATAACAGTGAGGTAGACGATGCAAGCGACCAACGGATTGATTCTCACCGCCCTGGGGCGGCAGCTCCTCATGAAGGCGCAGGCGGGCGCGTCCATCGTGTTTACGCGCATCCGCTACGGGGGCGGAGCGTGGCCCGACGGCACCAATCCCGAGACCATGACGGCCCTCGTTGCCCCGGCCGTGGATCTCGCCATCCAGGAGATCACGGTCACGGGCGACGGCGCGGCCAAGCTGACCGCCGTGCTGCTCAACAGCGGCCTGGAGGCGGGCTTTTTCCACACCGAGAGCGGAATTTTCGCCACGGACCCCGACCTGGGCGAGATCCTCTATGCCGTGGAGTACCTGGGCGAGGCCGAAGGCGGCTACATCCGCGCGGGCGGCGGGGCCTACGTCATCGAGGAGCAGGTGGACTACTTCGTGGTCGTGAGTAACGCGCAGTCCGTGAGCGCGGTGATCGACAACATGGTGGTGATCGCCACCAAGCGGGACATCTCCGACCACGACGCCGTGGCCGATGCCCATGACCCCCTGGTGCGCCGCCTGCACGTGGCCGTGCCCCAGATCGTCAACCCGGCGGCGGGGACCATCGATGTCGCGGAGCGGCCCGTGCTGCGCTGCGCACCGTTTGTGACGCACCTCTACGGCGTGGAGCATGTGGCCAGCCAGTGGCAATTACAGTTCGCTGCTGGTGATTTCTCCGTGCCCCTGCTCGACAGCGGCGCCACCGCCACCGCGCTGATCGCGTACCAGGTGCCCGCAGGAGTACTCACCCCCGGAGAGACCTACCGGGCGCGCGTGCGCCACCAAACCGACCACGCGGACGCCGGGACGCCCTGGTCCGAGTGGTCCGAGCCCGTGAGTTTCACGACCATGGAGTCGTTTGTTTACGTCGAGCAGCCGCGCGGCACGCTCCCGGCCGATGGGGCCCACCAGGTGGCGGAGACGCCGCTGCTGACCGGCTCTCCTTTTGCCGTCGTGGGGGGCGCGGACACGCACGATGACACGGAGGTGCGCGTTGTCCGGTCCGGCGTGACCATCCACTCCTCCGGTTCCATCGGTGGTGTCATAGCGTATCAGCTCCCCGCCGGTGTGCTTATCCCGGCCACGGATTATGCCTGGCAAATTCGCTATCACGGTGCCGCGCTGAGCTGGTCCGATTGGTCAGAGCTGGCCGAGTTTCGCACGGCGGATGCTTTTATCGTCGCGGACGAGGGCGCGGTGTGGGGTGCCGACGCCGACGATTGGGCCCAGCTTAACGGCCTGACCATCGGTGCGGCGGGGCTCGTGGGCGCGTTGCTGGAGGCATTGCCCATGGCCGAGGACGGTCAGACGGCCACGGCGTTGGCCCTGGACTCGGAGGACCCGGCCCTGGTGGCGGCCGGTGATATCCTGCTGGTCGATACGCCGGATGGTCCGGCCATCGCTCCGGCCGGGGACGTCACGACGGTGGATGCGGAGCCTCTGCTGGAGGGGCACCCCGTGATCTCCCCCCTGGGCGGCTATCCGCTCACTGCGTCCCGCCTGCTGTTCGCCTATCCGGCCATCCCCCCAGGGTCTGCGGCCGGAGGCCTGGGATTTTGGGCCCAATCTCCCGTCAACGGTTGGCTGTGCATCGCCCGCATCGACTCCGCCCCCGGCTCGTACTGGAATTACACGCTTGTCGCAGCCGTAGCGATGGCCCACGGCGGTAGCGGCTGGGAGTATTTCGCCCTGCCAGCGATATACACCATCCCGAACGATGGATACCCGTATCAAATCGGCGTCTGGGCCGCCTCCGAGGTGCTCAATTGCTGCGCTGACCGGCATAGCCAGGGTATGGGGCACCACGTTGACGGCGCTTGGCCCGGCCTCGCGTCTGTCGTCGGCGAGGCGGTCTATATTTCCCCGGCCGTGGCCTGGGCCCGCCAGATCCCCCAGTACCGGCACTCCATCGACATTACCGCGCACGCGCTGGCGTCCGCACCGACCGCCGCCTACCTGCCGCCCGCCGTCGCCATTGCGGCCGGTGAGGCCGGGGTCGCGGCCACGGTACCCGACGATTTCGCGGCGCTCGAATGGGCGGCCGTCACACGCGTGGGCACGGGGCAATATCAGCTCGTCAGCGCGGTGCATGAGCCCGCGCAGGCGTATCGGAGGGTCGCGCTGGGCCTGACGCGTGGCGACGTGGCCGCCTACTCCGCCGGGCGCGACCAGGAGAGCGGGGAGGGGGATTGGGTACGGGCGCAGGCGCGCATGGTGATGACCCCGGGTGAGCTGACGCTGGCCCAGGCAGACCTTTGGAGGTCCTGATGGATACGACGCAGATAGTGCAATTGCTCCTGGGGCTGGCAGACCTGCAGGGCACGACGATTGCCGTGGTCCGCTCCGGGCTGGCCGTGCCCTACAGCCCGCGCGTACTCGACGGTGGCCGCATCCGGCCGCGCGAGGTCGAGGCGATGGCTGACGCCGTGGTGGAGCTGGAGGCCGCGACCACGGTCGCGGGCGTTCGGACCGCCACGCGTCAGGCCCTGTCCACGCTGCTCGACGTGCTCATTTCGCGCGAGGGGGCCACGGCGGCCATCACCGCCGCGCGCGAGCGGATGGGGGGTGGGGAATGATGCGCATCCCCGGTATCCCCACGCTGCCCGCAGGCTGGCGCATCCGCCTCGACTGGGGCTCGACGCACGCGCGCGGGCGGTACGCCTACGCCAGCACGACGGACAAGCTGATAGCCCTGTGCCCCAAGTGGTGGCTCTACGCGCCGGGGCTGGCGCTCCTGTTGGCCAAGGCCTGCGGCCTGTCCGGATGGTGGACCGTCTGCGGCGTTGCCCTGCTGCTGCTCCAGACGGCGGCCCTGTATTTCGCCCTCAAGCATGAGACGGGCCACGCCTGGGGCATCCCCAAGTCCGGATGCGTGGGCGGCAATAAGCGGTGCGTCATGGCCGAAGAAACGATGCTCGGCTACGCGGAGGACTCCATCATCGGCAAACTCCGGCTGCTGCCCGGCCAAATCCACAACCTCGGCCGCTTTTGCGACGCCTGCAAGGCGAAGATGGCCGAAGCCCAGACCACGGAGGAATAACCCATGTCCGAATCCTTTCTGCACGGCGTCGAGGTGGTCGAGATCAGCGACGGGATCCGCGCCATCCAGACCGTCAAATCGTCCGTCATCGGCCTGATCGGCACCGCGCCCGACGCGGACGCCGAGGAGTTTCCCCTCAACACGCCCGTGCTCCTGATGGGCGAGCCGCGCAAGGCGGCGCTGCTCGGCACGGCCGGGACGCTCAAGGACGCCGTGGACGCCATCTACGACCAGTGCAGCGCGCTGGTCGTGGTCGTGCGCGTCGAGGAGGGCGCCGACGCGGCCGCCACCCTGTCCAACGTCGTCGGCGACGCCACCCTGCTCACCGGCGTGCATGCCTTCAAGGCCGCGCAGTCCGAAGCCAAGGTCATCCCGCGCATCCTGTGCGCGCCGGGGTTCACCTCCGCGCGCCCCGAGGACGCCGAGACCCCCGGAAGCTACGTGGCCAATCCGGTGGTGGCCGAGCTGTCCGGCATCGCCGACGAACTGCGCGCCGTGGTCATCGCCGACGGGCCCAACACCACCTACGCGGACGCCATCACCTACCGCGAAGATTGGGGCTCGGCGCGCATCTACGTCGTGGATCCGTTCGTCAAGGTCTGGGACACCGACCTGGATGCGGCCGTGTCCCAGCCCGCCTCGGCGCGCGTGGCCGGGCTCATCGCCAAGATGGACAACGACAAGGGCTTCTGGTGGAGCCCGTCGAACCAGGTCATTTCCGGCATCGTGGGCGTTGCGCGCCCCATCGGCTTCACGCTCTCCAACCCCAACTGCGAAGCCAACCTGCTCAACGAATCCGAGGTGGCCACCATCGTCCAGTCCGACGGCTACCGGCTGTGGGGCAACCGGACCACGAGCAGCGACAGCCAGTGGGCCTTTTTGTCCGTCCGCCGAACCGCCGACATGATCTACGAGTCCATCGAGGGCGCCATGCTCTGGGCCATGGACCGGCCCATGTCCGCCAACCTGGTCCTGGACGTCCAGGGCACGGTCAACGCCTACCTGCGCGAGCTGCGCGCCAAGGGCGCGATCCTCGGTGGCGAATGCTGGCTGGACCCCGAGCTGAACACCGCCGCGACGCTCAAGGCGGGCAAGCTGTACATCGACTTCGACATCGAGCCCCCCGCGCCGCTGGAACGGCTGACCTTCCGCGCGCACCGCGAGGACGGCTACTACGAGGAGCTGGTGGACCAGGTCCTCGAGGCCACCGCCTAACCAAGGAGGAAGAATGCTCCCCAAGATACTGAAAAACCTCACCGCGTTTGTGGATGGCCAGGGGTACGCGGGCCGCGTCTCCGAGCTGGAGCCGCCCAAGCTGACCATCAAAGGCGAAGAATACCGGGGCGGCGGCATGGATGCGCCGATCGAGGTGGACATGGGCATGGAGAAGCTTGAGGCGACCATGACGTTCTCCGAGTACGACGCTGCCCTCTTCAAGCTCTTCGGCCTGGTGGACGGCGAGGCCGTGGCGGTGACCCTCCGCGGCCTGATGCAGGACGACGGTGATGCCGTGGCCGTGATCTGCGAGCTGCGCGGCCGTTACAAGGAGATGGATTCCGGCACGTGGAAGCCGGGCGAAGTGGGCACCCTCAAGGCGTCCATCGCGGCCCGCTACTACAAGCTGACCATCAACTCCGAGGTCGTGGTGGAGATCGACGTGGTCAACATGATCCGCAAGATCGGCGGCAAGGACCAGCTGGAGAGCCAGCGCAAGGCCCTGGGCCTGTAACCCCCTGCAGGGAGACAACATGCTCATCAAGCTGAAAAACCCGGTCGAGGCGGACGGCCAGCGCATCGAGACGCTGTCCATGCGGCCGCCCCTGGTCATGGACGTGATCGCCGCCCGCAAGGCATCGAAGGAAGAGATGGAGCAGGACGCGCACCTGTACGCACGCTGCTGCGGGCAGCCGTTCGAGGTCATCAACCGGTTGCACATGGCGGACTTCGCGCAGCTGGACGTGGCCTACAACAGGATGGTCATGGAGGAGGCCGCCGCGGTCCCCCCGGGGGAGTCCGATCCTGCGCCCGGGGATCTGCCCGCGACATGATGCAGCGCGTCGCCCTGTTGGCCATTGTGCTGCGCCAGCCGCTCGGCGAGGTGCTCCGCATGCCGCTCGCCGACCTCCCGGACTGGGAGGCGGCGGCCATCCACACCCTTAAAACCCTCACGCCCGGGAAACGGTAACGATAATGAAGGAGTTCGTCGCATCCGTCGGCGTCCGCTGGAGGGACCGCAACCTCAAGGCGGGTGCGCGCGCCGCCGCGCGGGACGTGCAGGGCGTCGGCCGGGCGGCGGCCGCATCGTCGCATGCCGCCGAGCGCGCCGCCCGGCGCGAGGGCGCGGCCGCGCAGGAGGCGGCCCGGCGGACCACGACCTTCGGCCGCGCCGTGGAGCGCGCCGGAACCGGATCGCAACGCCTGGCGCAGCGGCTGGGGCGGGCCACCGGGGCATTGCGCGCAACGGCCGCCGCGTCCACGGGCGCGGGCAAGGTGCTCGACGGGCTGGGCGGGCGGCTCGCCGCGCTGACCGCCGGGGTTGGCGTGGTGGCCACCGTGCGCCAGGTGGGGAACCTTGAAGAACGGTTTGTACGGCTTGGTATTCAAGCCAATACCTCAAAAGATGCCATCGGCCAGCTCAAACAGCAAATTTACGCCGTGGCGATGAGTGACGGCATCAGACTGGACCCCTCGGAACTCACGAGCGCTGTCGAGAAGATTGTCGAAAAGACGGGCGATTTAAGCTTGGCCAAAAACAATCTTCAAGGGCTGGCCGCCGTCATTCAGGCCACGGGGTCCGCTGGAAGCGACGTAGGCGCGCTGTTCAGCGACATCAAGGAAAAATTCGGACTGGGGAAGGCGTTGGAGTCCATGGATCTACTTATCAATCAGGGGAAGATGGCGGCCTATCCGCTACGGGACCTAGCGCAGTTCGCCCCGCGCGCGGCAGCCGCATATTCCTCCCTAGGCCGCGTCGGTGTCCCCGCCCTCCGGGAAATGGGCGCCCTGCTTCAGGTGGGCTTCATGGGCACGGGGGAGTCTTCGTCCGCGTCCACGGCAGTGGAGGCGATGACCCGCGATCTGGTGGCCAATGCCGACAATGTCCAGGGCCTTGGGGTCGAACTTTGGGATGAAGATGCAAGCATGAAGGCTGGACGCAAGATCGCCCGCTCCGTCCCCCAGGTCCTGAATGAAATCTTGGCCGCAACGGATAACGATATTTCGCAATTGCAGGCATCCCAAATCTTTTCCGACGAGTCCCTCAAAATCATGAGGGTGTTGACGGGCGAGGAAGGGCGCAAGAAATTTCAGGCCCTCCTGGAGGTGAAGGGGGACGGCAAGGCCGTAACTGCCGATGCCGAGCAGGTATCCAAGACTTTTAACAAGTCCATGGAACTAATGATGGCCGCTTGGTCCCGGTTCGCCGACTCTCGGCTGACGGCGCCCATCTCGGAGCTGGCCGGGCTGGTGGACAAACTCGGCGCCGGAGGGGCCGACACCCTGTTCACCGGCCTGACGACCGCGGCCGGGGTGGTCGGCTCCCTGGTCGTGGGGCGCAAACTCTACAAGGGCGTCCAGACCGTCCGGGGGTGGTTCGGCAAGGGCGGCGCTGCCGCTGCCGGTGGGCTGGCTGGTGCCGCCGGTGCCGCCGGAATCATGGACGTGCGCGTGGTCAACTGGCCGGGTGGCGGCGGTCTCGCCGACGTGGGCGAGTTCGGCCGGAGCCGGGCCCGGAGCCGTCGCGGCCGGGCGGCCGGGGCGGGTGGCGGCGCCATCGCCGCCACCACGCGGGGCACGGGCCGCGTGAGCCGTCTGTTCGGCGAGGGGGCCATCGCCAGGACGCTGCGGGGTGGCGGCGGGCTGCTGGGCAAGGGCGGGCGTCTGCTGGGCAAGGCGTTCCGGCCGCTGGCGGCCGTGATGGGCATCGCGGACATCGCCTCGGCGGCCACGAGCGGCGAGCGCGGGGCGCTGGGGGGCGCTGTCGGCCGCGTGGGCGGCGGCGCGCTCGGTGCGACCCTGGGCGGACTGGTCGGGTCCGTTGTGCCGGGGTTTGGCACCGTCATCGGCGCGACCCTCGGCGGCGCGCTCGGCGACTGGCTCGGCGAAAAGGCTGGGACTGCCGTGTCCGACGCGGTGGAGGGCGGGGCCCAACCTGCCGCACAGGCCGCCGCCGGACCCGTCACCATCCACGTGCACCCGTCGGAGGGGATGAACGAGGAGGCGCTGGCCGACAGGGTGGCGCGCAAGGTGGAGCGGCGCATGGATCCGTCGGAGCGACTCTATGACTAGCACGGTGATGATGGCCCTGGGTGGCTACCGTTTTGCCCTCTCCACGGCCGCCTATCAGCGGTTGCGCCGCACCACGCCCTATTCGTGGGCCGAGCAACCCAGGTTCGGACGCGAGCCGGGCCTGCAGTTCACCGGCAAGGGCCGTGAGACCGTGGAGCTGGAGGGCGTGATCCTGCCGACCTTCCAGGGCGGGCTCGGCCAGCTCGACGCCATGCGCGCCGAGGCCGGGCGCGGCAAGCCGTTGATCCTGACGGACGGCCGGGGCGTGGCCTGGGGCAAGTACGTCATCGAGGAAATCAGCGAGACGCAGACGGTGTTCCTGCCGGGCGGCGTGCCGAAGAAGGTGGAGTTTTCCCTGCGGATGTCGCGCTACGGGGAGGATGCGTAGGTGGCCACCTACTACGTGACCAAGGACGGCGACGTGCTCGACGCCATATGCTGGTCGCACTACGGCAGCCGCGTGGGCACGGCCGAAGCCGTGCTCAAGGCCAACCCCGGCCTGGCGTCCAGAGGCGCGGCGCTGCCCGCCGGTGTCGTCATCCTCCTGCCCGACGTGGCCGCTCCGGCCGCGCAGCAGGCCGTGAGGCTTTGGGACTGATGCGACCGACGTTCCGCATCACAGCCAAC